AGTCTGCCGGCCAGCACCAAAAAGTCTTTCAACTCCCCCGGTTCCATGAATGTTTTGGATCGAGCGGCTCCCCACGAATGTTGGAGCCTCTGATCACCACCACACCACCGTTACGCCTCTTCCCATTTGAATCTTCCTTGATCGTGTTGTCGCAGGAAGGGCAAAGGGTACGGAGATTTTTCAAATCGTCTTTTCCACCAGCACGACGACTGACAATGTGATCGACTATGCTACCCCAACGCCGGCATACCACGCAACGGTAGCGGTCGCGGCATAGTACGTCCGCCCTTAATTCCATCCACGCTTTCGTTTTGTAGTAAGGGTCAGACATTCATCCAGCCAACAATCTCCTCCCGCGCGAGCGAGAGAATGTTTGGCGCGAATATCTACTCAAGAACAGGAAAAGGGAAGATACAAAAGAATGCTGTTCTGCTCGACCGGGGAAACTCCCCACGCGGAAGCGCGCTGCCTCCAAACTTCACTTTGGACCAGATTTCCGAAACTCTTCTAGGTATTTTATATTTATATTTTTTTCCTAGAAACTCTTAGAAATAGAGGAAAAAGTGAAGGTGGAGGCACGCGAATTCCCTTTTGATTTCAGTAAACGTGGGTTTTGTTTCTACCAACACACTCGCAAGACGGGTTGACCGCGTGTGAAAATTTCCTCCTTTCGTTCTCATCTGTTCTGCTGTTGTTCCCAACTTTCTCCGTCACATCCGTCGCGCGCTGGTAGGCATGTTGGAGCCGTCGCGCGTCTTACGCGCCTCCAATCCTCCAAAAAACCATGTGATCAGCCGAAACCCAATTCCCCCGAAATGCGAATCAATTTTGGGGGAATTCAATGGGAGCGTGTTCGCCGCGCGTATTCGAGGACATCCATGGGGTCAGTTTTGGTCGAAAGATCGGCCACGGAGGTGTTGATCATCTCCTGCTGGTTGGTAATAAACCGTCCACCATAGACATCCGACTTTCCCCATTTGCGCTTCCAAATCTTCTCTTTCCCGATATGCCATTTCTTGAGCTTGGCGATCTTCCGGATGGTCGCCGGACGCTCCAGCCGGTCGACGTTCTGGCGCCCTTCGTAGATGATTTCCCGGATAAGCCGGATCAGATCGAGGTCGATAATCACCACTGGCCGATCACCAGCCTCTTCCGCGATCCTATCGAGGATTTCCGACACCAGCGTCATTCCCGGTGAAAAGCCTTCCTCAATCACTTCCCGTTTGGCCTCTGACCATGGTGAATTATCTCCTCGCATCACGCTCGGATTGGTCTTCAGCCATTCGTTGGCGTACCACTTTATGATACGAAGCCCGCGACGGTCATTGAGCCACTCGTTGAAGCTGATCCAGTAGGACGGCTTAACCTTCTGTTCCGTCACTTTCGGAACGAACCATCGCCGGTCATCAGCTGACAGCTGGATCGCGCGAAGCGAGTTAGAGCAGGCGAAGATATGGAGCCAGTTTTCGATCTCATACGAAGCCTGGTATTTCTTGTTAACATTTATCGTTCGATCTGTGATGATGCTTTTGAGCTTGTTGTAGGCTCTCGCGGAATGGCCCGCGTAAATCTCGTGTACCACCGCGAGCCGCTTGTGGGCCGACCAATAGTTGAAGCTGCTTTCAACGATGTCTTCCTCGGACGGGAAAGACGTGTTGTCATTACCAACCAAGGGCGCCAAAATCTTTTCACCCAACGTTCCTTTCCCAACGCCTTGCTCTTCTGATATCAACAAGCACCCATAGAGCATCTTAATATCTGGCCGCGCAATAAGGGTAGCGCACCAGCGCCACAGCTCCTCGCGGTCTTTAGGCTCCGGGCAAAGCCGCTCCATATATTCGAGGAACGGCCCAATATCACCTTCCTCCGCTCTTATCAGCGTGGGCATATGGGTGTTGATACACATCCGGTCGCCCTCGATATAGAGCCCAGACGTAGCGGCTGGCGTATAGCGAAGTGACACGCCCTTAGATGCGCTCTCCTGCTTTAACAGCCGCGCGGTATCGTCAACGCCGGAATACGGCCGGACGCTGTTGTTAAACTCCGGTCCAGTCCAAATCCGGTTGGGCCAATCCCGGTGAACGAAGATTTCCGGCTGAACACAATGGAACCACTCTTCCGCAAAGTCGTGTTTGATGATGACGGTTTTCTTTCCTACCACCTCGGTGGCGTAGGTCGCGGCGAAGAACAAGTGGCGAAGCTCCGGCCCAGCATATTTGCCTTCCGCGTCCCAGAACGTCTTCGGCATTGGATCGGCCATATCCCATCCCAGCGGCCATCGCTTATCGAACATGACGCCTTTAATCGAGCCGCCATAGTTCCGGGAAATGTCCTTCATAGCCGCCTTGCCGGGAAAGTCGTTGTCGCAGACATAGACGCATTCTGTTGGCCGATAGCGTCTGATCTCATCATAGTTGCAGCGGTGGGGCGCCAACGCTCCTCCGATAGCACCCCAATGCTCGAATTGCTTCAGCTCCGAATACCACGGGTGATCAGCGGCAACATTAGCCGCCGCATGCGCGGCTTTCGCGCCTTCGTGAATCATCAGTTTGGTCGGCCGGAGCGGATTAAACTTGGGCTTCCAGAACGGCAGCTTGCCGCCCGGTTCCATCGGTCGCCACTCACCATCGTCGAATAGCGTGTGAGGGATATACGCCTTGCCGTCAGGAACTGTCCGCCGTTCCTGTAGCATGATAATGTCACCGGTCAGATCGCTATAGAACGCGAACACATCTTTGGGGTCGACGCCTGTATTGCGGAGCCACTTCTTGAAAGCCGCCTCTGAGGCTTCGACTGGCTTTGGCCAATTCGACTTGATCACAGCCTCTTTGATGGCCTTGGCTTCCTCCTCGGTGGGCGCGTATTGTTCGAGGGTGACTGTGACCTCACCATCAGCCGCGATCCGAATGAGGCACTTTTCGTGATAGTATTTCCCGACATACGCCCGGACCATCGCCGTCCGGAAATTGAGCACGTCAGCACCGATGCGCTGGTAATACGCCGTAATTGCATCAGGCAGCATCGCGCTTCTCCTCTTTCCTACGCTCGCGTGCGGCTTTCTTCAGCCGGGTATCGGCGCAAACGTGGCAGGACAGCGCGAGCTTTCGCCCGGTCTTATCCTTTAGCATTCCTGTGGCGCGACGGCCGCAGAAGCATTGACCAAACTCCTCGAATGTGTAAGCCTTGTCCATGGCATGGGCCTCCTCAACCCGGCGCTCCTTATCCTTGGATCGCCAATACAAGAAAAGAGTTGACCGCAGAAAACAGGTAAAAAAGTCACAACAACGGGTAAAAAACTTCTTTTTCTGTTTTTCGTTTTCGGATTATATCCAACGCGCTGAGAGGGGAATATCAATCATGACGGAAGACGAAGTGCGGGCACGCATTGCGGAAGCGCGTGACCTTGAGCTCACCATCAAAGACTTAGAGGAGCGGCTACAAGCCGCCAAATCCAGCCACAATACGCTGGTGACGGAAATCCTCCCGGATATGCTCGATGAGCTTGGGAATGATGTGCTAGGCTTTCCGGCGCAGGGCAATCAGAAAGGCTTCGATGCCAAGTTGACACCATTCTATTCCGCGAATATCGCGGCGGCTTGGTCGCCGGAGCGTCGCAACGAAGCCTTCGCCGCGCTCCAAAAGGTTGGCGCAGAAAATCTGATCAAGACCCAAATCCAAATCGACTTTCCCCGGAATAACCATGCCGAAGCAAAGGCCATGGTCGACGCTCTAACAAAAATGGGCTGCCGTCCGACGATCAAGGAGACGGTTCACCCCCAGACGCTTCAGGCGTGGCTCCGGGAGGAATACGAAAGCGGACGCCCACTCCCACCACTCGAAACCATTGGCGCGCGGATTGGCCGCATCGTCAAGATCAAGGAGCGATCATGAGCAAGAAAGAATTGGCTGAAGTGAAGACCGGGATGCTGGCTCTGGCAGAGGAGCAAGGCCGGATCGCGCAGGAGCAAGACGACGACACCGACAGTCGCCGCTCTATTCCGATGATCAAAATCCTGCAGACGCTCTCGCCTGCCTGTAAGAAAAACGGAGCGTCATACGTTCCGGGAGCGGAGCCGGGATTGCTCCACATCAATATGTTCTCTCCGCCGCTCCGGCAGTCCGTCGAGTTCATCCATTGTGCGCTGTCCATCTCTTGGAACGAATGGGTGCCGCGCGAGCGCGGTGGTGGCTTCGCCGGTCAGCACTTCGGCGGTAGCGCGGACGCGCCTCCGAACCTTCCCGGTTTGCGGAAGGCGCAAGACCCAGACGTACGGATGCCGCGTTGGTTCCGTGGCGACAATGAGTTGATCTATACCCGCACCCATATCGGCTTGGTGCTGGATAGCGGCATTGTGGTTCCCTTCGCCTTCCCGATGACCATGACGGGCATTGCTATCTCCCGGACGTGGAAGGGTCAGATCAACATCCAGTCCCAAATCTGGGCGAGGGACAACGATCTGCTGGCGGCTCCTCCTTATGTATCGGTCTGGAGGATTGCTACCACAGAGCGGACCAATAACAAAGGTTCATTCTTCGTCCCGCAAATCTCCTTCGTTCGTGGCCTCAAGTCGGGAGAGGATGATGATGTGTTCGCCATGGCGGTTCAGCTCGCGAAGGCTGAAGTGAAAGTCGAACACGTCGCTGACGTTCCGGTTGAAGAACCGGCGTTCTAGCGGGGAGTGGTCTTTCGCCGGGTTGATGCTGCGGTCAAGGTATCAGATCGGATTGCCGTTCCCTTCTTCCGGCGACATCCGATTAGCCGCTCAGGCGAAAGCGTAAGTCGAGGCCGCGAGCCACTATGCCGCACTTGGAATTCACTCCGCTGTTCAGGCTAAAAGACGGAACGCAAACGTGGGGCGTAACATGCGCCGATTACAATTTTGTTGTTACCGGAAAAGGCAACAACTGGCACGCGCACTACTCCCACATCAGCACGCCGGACGTACCGCTACAAATTGGCGGCACCTATCTCGACCAGTACCAGGCAGCAGTCGCCTGTACAAGACTACTCGTTAGGCTGCTCAACTGAGGAGAATGTTGTATGTTACAAAATATCGCTCTCAAGATGAAGTTCAGCGCGGCTCGAAAACAGCAAAGACCGCTGTTCAGAGATCATGATGGTAAGCCTTACTACAAAGGCAATCCCATCCACATCAATGGTGATGACGTCTTTATCGAAGGCGAGGAAAGCCTAACAGACGTTCAATATTCAGTGTCTCGTGTCGAGCTATTCCGTGACTGGGGCCACAGAGCGGTTTGGGTGAAGCTGGGTGATTATTTTTGGCCAGCAGAAACGATCCGCAAGAATGTGGATCAAGTTGATCCAATAACAATCAATAGGAATGGTCGCAGTCGTGATCCGTTCTATTGGCTCACCAAGGAGACTGGCAACCTATGATCATCGGAGCGGGAATGGCAGGGCTGCTTGCGGGCAATATGCTTCGCTGGGCAATCCAAGAGGCGAAAGAAAGCCTCCCCAACAACCACAGCGCGGTCCTACGTTTCCGCTCCACCCTTGTGGGTGACGTTCTCGGAATTCCGTTCCGGGAGGTCACGCTGCTCAAGCACGTCCTATCCACGTGGGATAATCCAATCGCTGACGCGCTGTCTTATTCCTACAAGTGTACCGGCGTGCGCCGAAGCGATAGGAGCATCATCAAAAGAGATGAGGTGGCCAAACGCTACATCGCGCCGCCAGACCTTATCCAGCGGATGGCGCAACGCTGCGACATCATCTATGGCTCGCGGTTCGTGGCGGCTCTTGGCGCTCCATTCATCTCGACGATACCGATGCCCGACTTGATGGCGGCACTCGATTACAAGCCGCGCCCGGTCTTCATGTATCGTCCCGGCTGGAACATCACCGCCACCATCGACGATTGTGATGCCTATGTCAGCCTCCTGATCCCGGACGAAGACGTTCCGATTGCCCGCATCTCGATCACCGGCAACCAGCTCATCGTCGAGTGCTATGAGGAGCCGGAAGACACGATGGATATTGCCGTGATGGCTGCAGACTTTCTCGGCATCAAGGCGCACAACCTCGAAGACATAACGATGACCAATCAAGCCTATGGGAAGATTGTCCCCATACTGGAAGAGGAGCGGCGCGACTTCATCTATTGGGCATCGACATATCACAACATCTATTCGCTCGGACGCTTCGCAACGTGGCGTCCCGGTCTACTACTCGATGACCTCGTCAACGACATCAGGCTAATCGAACGTTGGGTGAATGGAGACCAATATGCGAGAAAGCGGCTGGCTTAAACGGCAGATCAAGGATGCGCGCGGCAACATTCGCTGGATACGGCAATTCGGCTTAGGCGGCACGCTGCTCGACTTAGGCGCCAACGTTGGCGAAGCCGCCATTCAGGTCATCGACCAATTCGACCGCATCATCTGCGTCGAAGCCAACCCGGCAACGGCGGAGACTGCGCGCGAGCGGATCGCTGGCTATGAGCGGATCACCCTCATCAACCGGGTGGTGGCGCCATACGACAACATCAGCTATTATGTTTCCAACCCGTCGCCCAACTCACTCGGAGCGACTGCGCGGCGGGAGAAGCGAAGCGCGCTGCGAGAGTATTTCGAGGTTCAGTCCATCTCCTTCCGAAGCCTCTTGGACAAGTACCAGCCGCGCTGTATCAAGATGGACATCGAGGGGAGCGAATTTGATATCCTGAAAGACTACCAGCTGCCGGCTTGCGTCGAGTGGCTGGTGGTAGAGTTTCACGGCTTCCGGCCACTGGCCAAGAACATCGCTGAGCAATTTGTTAAGCAAGGCTATAAGCTCGTCAACCCGAAGGCGCTGTCAGCAGTATGGACGCTGACGACGCTTTGCTTTCACAGAGGAGGAGGAGAAGATGAAAGTCAGGCTGATCAACTACACCGGAAAGGGCACCGCCGAACCGCAGATCGAAGCGGCGAAGCTGTTAGTGTACACAAAGAACACCCGGCTCACGCAGGGGAAGGAGACGGAGCGGCTAATCAACGAGAAGAGTGAAGGCGAGCTTTTGCGGGAGCTGGACTACATCGCCAAGACCATTCGCAGCTCTTGGGAGTTCATCGACTACACGTTTGAGATCGTCGATGTCACGCGCGCGTTCACCCATCAATTCGTCCGGACGCGCACCGGCAGCTATGCGCAGCAGTCGCAGCGTAGTACCAACATGGAAGGCTTTGGCGTCTATGTACCAAAGACCGTCCGCGACAACCGGGCGGCTATGTTCCATTGGGGAGAGGCCATCGCCGCTATCGAGCGCAACTACCTAACGCTGATCAGGCTGGGCATCCCGACTGAAGACGCGCGCGGGCTGCTTCCGACGAACATCCTCACCAGCATCATCGCCAAGTTCAACCTCCGGACGGTCGCGGATATTTGCGCGAAGCGCGACAACCTCCGGGCGCAAGGCGAGTACACAGAGGTGGTCCGGGCGATGCGGGAGTGCGTCTATGAGGTCCACCCTTGGGCCAAGAGCTTCATCGAGCCGGAGCGGACGCAGACGCCAGCCATCAACACGCTGCTGAAGGATTGGCTTGGTAACGCCACGCCCGTCTCGAAGCCGATGATCAACGACGCGCTGAAGGAGTTAGACGCACTCAAGGGAGTGTGGGGATGAAAGCCGTTCTCTGCGACATCGACAACACGCTCTCGCTCGCGAGCTGGCGCAACCAGTACAAGGGCGATTGGGACACCTATCACAAGCTCTCGACTGATGATGAGCCGGTCAGTGAAATCATCGAAGCCGTCAACGCGCTGGCCGCCGCAGGCATAGCCGTCATCATCATCACGGCTAGACCGGAGCGTTGGCGCGGCATTACAATCGAGTGGCTATCGCATCACCGGGTGGCCGGAGACGGTCTGTTGATGCGCCCGGATGATGACTGGCGACCGTCGCCAATTGTTAAGATGGAGCTGGCTGTGAGCCACTTCGGTCCAGACCTAGCTGACCACGTCTCGCTCGTCATCGATGACCGGGATGATGTGTTGGAGGCGTTCCGCGCGTTAGGCATAACCTGTATTCAATCGTGGGTGGGCAAATGAAGGTTCCAGAACGTCTCGCGGCTCTCGGTCAGCTGTTCGAGGAGCGCAACAAGCTCTATGGCGACAACTACAAGAATTTTGGGAAGGTCATGATTGGCCTCTTCCCGAAGGGCGTCAACCTAGCGACGGAGGAGGAGTTCAACCGCTTCTGTCTATTTGTCCAAATCGTTCACAAGGTATCGCGTTATGCGCAAGCGATGCGCGACGGCCACGCTGACTCGCTAGACGACTTGTCGGTGTACGCGCAGATGCTGCAGGAGTATGACTATGATTCGCGTGAAGATAAATCTCCCGTTGGATATGTACAACCGGGCATACAGTATCGCTGGGAGGAGAAAGACAAATCTGAGCGCGCTGATCCGAAAGGCGCTATCTTCAGAAATCGAAAGGGCAAGCGATGACACCGGAGATAATTCCCTACAGGGACCATGTTGTGATCGAGGGTCAGGTGGTGAAGCGCAAGAACCTCTCGCCGCTCCAATGGCTGGAGTTTTGGGAACGCCAGATGGATAACCTGATGCTCGACGCACGGGCGGAAGGCTATGAGGAAGGCTTTGAGGCCGGTTATGAAAAAGGAAAGGAAGATGCGCTATGAGCGACAATGACGTAATCACGATGCATTCGCCGGGAGGCGGCGTATTGCTGATCATCAAGACGGATGGCACCATCGTGTTTGGTCCCAACTTCACGACCACGGACGCGGCATCGCTCGAATTCTGGAACATCTTGAAGGCGCAGTTTCCCGGCTTCCGCGCCAAGGAGCTGTTCCCGGATGAGACCCACCGCGACCGGATCGCGCGGGCGCTCTACAATGCCGACTGGCAAGGCTCCCCAAACCAACGGCAAATGTCTGACGCTCACTTCGAGCGGATGAAGTCAGTCATGTACGACAAGATGGCGACGGCGGTGATCAGCGAGTTGAACCGTGATCGCGTTCGTCTTTGATACGGAGACAACAGCACTAATCGAAAACCGGACGGTGCGGGATGAGATGCTGCCGGAGGTCATAGAATTCTATGGGTGTGTGGCAGACCTATCGAGCGGGGAGATACTCAACCAAGTTGAGTATCTAATCAAACCGCGCCGTCCGGTCCCAGAGCTGGTGACGAAGATCACCGGGCTGACAACTGAGCAACTGGCCTCCGCTCCTTCGTGGGCGGAGGTCTTTCCGTCGATCAGGGAATTGATTGAGGCGTCAGAGGCGGTCATCGCTCACAATCTTTCTTTCGACAAAGAAGTGGTAGACATCGAGTGCGGGAGGATTGGGGCGACGGTACGTTGGCCGGTCGACCTGATATGTACGGTCGAGCAGTCGCTCCACATCAAAGGCATCCGGCTTTCCATGACGCACCTTCACGAATATCTTTTTGGGGAAGGCTTCGAGGGTGCTCACCGCGCGCGAACCGACACGATGGCGCTCCTCCGTTGCTCAACGGAAATGTTCAAGAGAGGTTGGCTATGAGCGACATCGTAGAACGGCTGCATGATCTGCTGACGGCAGTCTTGACCGAGTTTCAACGCGCGGTGATAATCGAAGCTGTAGACGAGATTGGGCGGCTACGGATTGCTTTGCGGCTCGCAATCAAATCCGGCACGGCCAAAACCGAATTGTTGCAAAAGGCTGCTGACGAAATCGAGCGGCTGGAGTCAGAGGTCACCAGATGAAACGCAAGCCCGGTAACAGTCGATTGGTTTACGATAAGAAGCGGCGAACGATCATCACCATTTGGACGCCATGGTGGAAGCGTGCGTGGCATCCTTACGCGATAGGGATGTTGGCTGTGGCTATCATCGTCTTGATATTGATGCTGCTATGATCCGCACTGGCTACAGCTTCAATTCGGCAGTCGGCCATCTCAAAGATGTGATGTCCCGGCTGGTCGAGATAGGTTGGACGGTCGCGCCAATAGCCGATACCAACAACACATTCGCTTTCGTGAAATGGACGAAGCTCGCGAAGAAAGCCGGACTGCGCCCGGTCTATGGGGTGGAGCTTCCGATCAGCGAGCACATCGGCAAGAAGCGTCAAGTGCTCGACTGGTGGACGTTCCTCGCCAAAGATAGCCTCCGGCCGCTCCACGATCTGATCGAGGAGGCGACTGACGAGATGGGCCTCACCTACCCTTCCGCGCTGGCCGCGAAAGGCGTCATCAAAATCTCCGGGCCAGCGGTTCGCGTCGACCAGCTCCGCCCGGTGGATGACTTCTACATGGGGCTGTCTCCCGCGCTCCCGCGCGCGCTTAGGAAAGTCTCCGGCTTTCCGAAGCTCGCTATGAACGCCAACCGCTACCCGCGCGAGACTGATCTGGAATTCTACCGGGTGCTGCTCGGCAAGTTTCGCTCCTCCTCTCAGACCTATCCGCAACACATCCTCTCCGATCAAGAATGGCTCGCCATCATGAAGGATGAGGAGGCGCTGAGCAACCGCGACCGGGTGCTGGCGTCCTGTACTGCTCCGCTGAGGAAGGCCAAGCTGATCGTCCCGGAGAAGCCGCTGACGCTTCGAGAGATGTGTGAGGAGGGTGCTAAAAGGTTAGGTGTGGACCTTTCCAACCCGGTCTATGCTCAGCGGCTAGACCGCGAGCTGGCGCTGATCGATGAGAAGCAATTTGAAGACTATTTTTATGTGATCGCTGACCTGATGGATTTCGCCCGCACCCGGATGATCGTTGGTCCCGCGCGCGGAAGCTCCTGCGGCTCTCTGGTCTGCTACCTGCTCGGCATCACAGCCATCGATCCCATTCCGTTTAACTTACTATTTGAAAGATTCATCGACACGACGCGGACTGACCTCCCGGATATTGACCTGGACTTTTCCGATACCAACCGCCATAAGATTTTCGAGTACATCGAACAGAAATACGGCTATGGACGCTCCGCCCGGTTGGGGACTGTCGGTCGCTTCCTCCCGCGCTCCGTTCTCAGTCAGGCTGGTGTCGCGCTCCGCATCCCAAAGTGGAAGATCGAAAAGGTTCTTGACAACATCATCGTCCGGTCTTCCGGCGATAGCCGCGCGCTCCAGCAGCTTGAGGACACGCTCCGGGAGCGAGACGCTGGCCAAAGGCTACTGAAAGATCACCCTGAGATTTTGATAGCGGCGAAGATGGAAGGCCACCCGTCAGTCTCCTCCCAGCACGCAGCCGGTATCGTCCTAACCCAAGAGCCGGTGCGGGAGTTTGTCGCGGTCGACGCCAAGACCAAATGCGCGATGTGCGATAAGAAAGACGCTGAGGAACTCAACCTGTTGAAGATTGACGCGCTGGGGCTGACGCAGCTTTCGATTTTCGAGCGCACGCTGGAGCTGATCGGTCGACCGCCAACCTCAGCCGCCCGGTTCCTCGAACAGCTCCCGCTCGATGACGTGAAGGCGTTCAACGTTCTTAACGCAGGGCACTTCGCCGGCATCTTTCAGTTCATGGGCAGCGCGCTTAAGTCTCTCACCCGGCAGGTGACGATAACCTCGATCAGCGACATCATCGCCATCACCGCGCTGGCGCGTCCCGGACCACTCGCCTCCGGCGGAGCGCAGGACTGGTGCAACCGGAAGAATGGCGCTGAGGTCACGCTGCCGCATCCGATCTTTGAACCGTATCTCCGGGACACGCTAGGCGTCGTGATGTACCAAGAGCAGGTGATGCGCATCGGGCGGGAGGTTGGCGACCTGTCGTGGGAAGACGTCACCGCGCTCCGGAAGGCGATGAGCCGGAGCCTTGGCAAAGAATTCTTCAACCAGTATGGCGACCGCTGGAAGGATGCCGCAGAGAAGAAAGGCGTGCCGCGTTCCGTGCTTGATAAGGTCTGGGACGATCTTTGCGCCTATGGGTCGTGGAGCTTCAACGCCTCCCACGCCGTCGCCTATGGCTTCGTCTCATACTGGTGCTGCTGGCTGAAGGCTCACCACCCGGTCGAGTTTGCCGCCGCCACGCTCGATGCTGAGAGCGATCCGATGCGACAGATCCAACTCCTTCGCGAGCTGAAGGCGGAAGGCATCGGCTATGTGGCAGTCGACCGTGAGCGAAGCGAGACGCGGTGGCTGCCTGCTGGCGATACGCTGATTGGACCGCTCACAAATATCAAAGGCATCGGACCACGCAAGGTGGTCGAAATAATGGAGCACCGGCGCGATGGAACGGAGCTGAAGCCTGCTCTCAAGAAACTACTCGACGCGGCGAAAACGCCAATTGATAGCATCTACCCGGTCGCTGATCGCTTCGCGCAACTCCGCCATACGCTGCCATTCGAGATAACCCGCGACATCACTCCGGTGATCGACATCCAACCCGGCTTTGAAGGCATCGTCCAGACTGTCGCAGTCGCCATTCGTATCGTCCCGCGAGATGAGAATGAAGAAATCCTAATCGCCAAACGCGGCGGTCGCCGCGCCCATGGACAGACGCGCTACCTCAACTTGTTCGTCCAAGACGACAGCGATGAAATCTATTGCAAGATTTCCACGCGCGACTTTGAGCGGCTAGGTCTTCCTGTGATCGAAAAAGGGCGCAAAGGCAAATCGCTCTACATTCTCAACGGCTGGGTGCCGCGCGACTTCAGGATGATTCAAATCCGACAGATAACCTACGTTGGAGATATGGATGATGATCGACGGCAATCTGGGAGCGATCTTCCAGAAGAAGCTGCCGCTGGTTCATTGGCAGCGAATTGAGACTGGTGGAACCGGACGCGGCATCCCGGATTTGAACGGATGCTATGCTGGCGTCGAAGTCTGGATTGAGAATAAGAAAGTCAGCGGCCACAAAGTCCACACGATGGACCCACAACAGGTTGCTTGGTTAGAGCGGCGCGTGCGTTATGGCGGTCGCGCGTTTGTCGCTGCGCGCAAAGTTGAGACGAATGAATTTTGGTTGTTGCCGGCTTCGTCCGCGCGTCTCCTCCTCGATAAGCAGCGCGTGATGGATGTTCCGTTCCTCTACTATGGCCATGACTGGCGGCAAATCGCTTCGATCCTTTTTGGACCAGTTTAGCCTCCCGGCCCAGGCTTTCCCGGCAGTCCCGGAAGTGACCCACCGCTAAGTGGTTGATCCCGGCTATGAACTTTTCCTCTTTTTTCGCAATTTTTTTGTTTTCAAAAAATCAGAAAAGGAGGATATTTAACTCAAGAAAAAGAAACGCCATACAGACTTCGCCCTCACAGTGGCTCCCCCGAAAAGGAGCGGTTACGGGAAGGGACGGAGAGTGCGCGGAGTAAAGGCAAAAAGTTAAGCGCCAGTTTCCTTCCGGTCTTACTCCTTCGCGAGCGAGAGGAAGAGGCGGTCAAAACAGAAAGCCCACGCGCACTCTAAGGCGAAACGAAAAGAGCGGCGGAAAATTCTCCGCCGCTTTTTTCGTCCGGCCGGGTGGCTCCCGGTCGCTGATGAGCCAGCCATTAGGAGGAAGATACGATGCCAAAGATTCAGACGACAGGCTTCAGCGTAGACTTCATGAACCTTCAGCGTGAGTCGCAGTACCGCTTCAACGAGACGAACGATTGCACGGTGAAGGCTCTCGCGATAGCGTGTGAGCTTCCTTACTCCACCGCCCACGCGCTTCTGAAAGCGAAGGGACGGAAAGACCGCCACGGCTTCCACATGTACAAAGTTTATGACGTGGCGCGCGAGCTTGGGTTTGAAGAGAGGCGGATTTGGGATCACCAAGAGTTCATCTCAAAGTATCCCGGCATCCACAAGAACCTTCGGCACGTGACGACGCATCACCCGCGTCGTTTCCCGAAGGCGTTTGATCCTTCGAAGACCTACATGCTGCTGACGACCGGCGGACGTCACGTGCTAGTCGTTAAGGGCGGCAAGGTCCACGATTGGACGGTTAACACCTCGATGAGGATTAGCTCCATCGTCGAGATCGTAAGGCGAAACGCGGCATGAGCGCCGCGTCCGGCCGGGTGGCACCCGGTCGCTGATGAGCCAGCCAACAGGAGACGGAAAATGAACGTAAGGCAACTCAAAGCCGCGCTTGAGCGGTTCGATGACGATGATGAAGTTTTCTTCTCTTACAACTATGGCGACCGTTCGCACACGATGGTCGCCGCTCCGGTCGCGCACGTCGAGGAGGAGGTTGTTGTCCACTCCGCCTATCACAATATGATGATGGTTGTGGGTGATGACGAACGCTATGATGACGACGATACGGCTGACGCGGTCGTGGTGCTGTCATGAACCGCTATTTTGAATCGCGCGAGGAGCGCGCCAAGATGCGGATCGAACGGTTGGAGGAGAAGCTGAAACGACTTCAGGATGAGATGGTTCACGACTATGACGCCATCCGCTCTACCAAGACCGCCATCGTGCGTTGGAAGAAAATCATTCGAGATATAGAAGAGGCGAAACGCGGCATCTAGCCGCGTCCGGCCGGGTGGCTCCCGGTCGCTGATGAGCCAGCCACAGGAGAAGGAAAATGATCAGACTAGCATTCGAGGTTATCGCTTCGCTTCCAATCCCACTCTTCATCTTCGCGCTTTGGCTTCTCACCAACTGAAGGAGGGTAACATGCCGATCACAGTCAACACGTTCGACTATGAGTTCAGCCACGGTCGCTCTCCTCGCGGGCGCGGCCACTGGGCATTCTTCTTCGACCGCCGCGCGCGGATCGAAGATGCGTATTGGGTCGAAGGCTACTACACAGAGGCCAAGCGATTGGCCAGGCTGGAGGCTCAGCGTCGTGGCGTTTGTGAAGTCTTTGTAGGGAGCTGAAGATGTCGGACACAACCATGAAGGTCTACAACGCGCTCAAGGACAACGGCTATACGGTCGCGTTCCGCCGCGCTCGCTTCGTCAAGATGAACTCAATCGGGCAGGAGATGCACGAAATTGAGTACACCAACGACCTCGGTGAGCCTGAGAAGGGCATCGTGTACGTCTGGCAAGAGAACGGCGTTTGGAAAGGAGACTTCTGATGGAGATGTACGATTGTTGCGAAAAGGTCGTGGCCTATATCGCAATCACCGGAATGGTGGGTGTGATCTTCGTCTGGGTCTTTTCGTAAAGGCGAAACGCGGCACGCTCGCCGCGTCCGGCCGGGTGGCACCCCGGTCGCTGAAGAGCCAGCCAACAGGAGGAAGATATGACTGACAGTTTGCTCGCAATCCTCGATAAGCTCGAAGTGCTCCCGCGCGATAGCGATGCGCTCACGATTGATACCGGCTTCGCGAAGGCGGCTGACGCCTTGGCGTTCATGCTAGGCGGGAACGCGCGCGTAACGTTCCGCAGCAAGAAGACCGGCGACCGCTTCACCTACCGGATCGCGGTATGTGACGGCAAGCCTGACCTCTTCTTTGTCGCGGTCTTAACCGGCCCAGACAACACTTCTTCGTTCCAGTATCTCGGAACGATCCGGCGCGGCTTCGCGGGCGACCGCTACGCCCATGGCGTCAAGTCGAGGATCGGCGCTGACGCTCCGTCCGCGCGCGGCTTCGCTTGGGTCTGGGCGCAGCTCCAAGGTGGCGGCATTCCTTCGGCCGTCGAGATATGGCACGAAGGGCGTTGCGGACGTTGCGCGCGTCCGCTGACGGTTCCGGAGAGCATCCGCACCGGCTTCGGTTCGGAGTGCGCCGGCAAGCTTGGCTTCTGACGGGTGGTCTCTCATCCTGTCGGTCAGCGTGGGGGTCGATAGCTCCCAGAAAGATAACCTGCGGTCATCCGTCAGATTGGGTTTTCTGCCGTCCAAGGTTATCAGCCCACGCAAAGGAACGTTCCGGCGGAGCCGGAGTTGAGATAGAGGAAAGGAGTACCATCATGGATCCATTCGACCGCGACGTGACTGTGACGCTTTCGACCTCTCAATGGTTAACCGTCCAATGTGCGCTGTCTGACGCGAGAATGTGGAACACCACTCACGGCTTTCCTACCCTCGCTGACGACATCATGAAGCTGAAGACGGCTCTTGCTGAGCAGACCGATCAGGCGCTCAACGCAGCGTTCCACGCTCAGCACCGGCCAACTCAAATCCAGTAAAGGCGAAACGGCGGAGCAATCCGCCGTCCGGCCGGGTGGCTCCCGGTCGCTGAAGAGCCAGCCAAAATATAGGAGTGGGGCATGGAAGCAAAAGACTTGCTTCTGGGAGAGCTTATCCACGTCAAGGCGGATAAGCAACGCGTGGGCTTCATCGAGCGGATATTTGATGATGGCCTGTTAATCGTCCGTTGGTGCGATAGCGGTTGGGTTGGTACCATCGGAGCGGAGTTAGTTGAACCCCACATGGAGCACGAATGGCCATGAGCCCAAACTACCGCGCCAAGCGTGCTTGGCGTGAGGATGATATTCCTGACTTCCTCAAAGTTGAGAACCGGAATAAACCTATCAAGAAGAAACGGCCGCGCGCGAGCGCGACCGTAACGCCCGCGAAGGCGGAGCTGCCGCCGCTCCCGGCAGCACTCCGTTGGGCGGACGATACTGGAGGCGAAGGCGGCTTCCAGATCGACGAAGGCGTTGTGCCGCGACGTTGGGCAGATTATCCGGACACGATCCGGATGATTTGGGAACGTCTCACAACAGTAGCGGAGCGGCGGGAGGTTCACAAAGAGGCTTTCGTCACCATGATAAAAGAGAAGCGCGCTGCGGCTCCGAAGAAGCCAACCTTCGGAGGCGACTTGTTCATCATCGAGGTTCTGCGCAACCGTAAGCTCGACACCAAAGCCGGCAAACGATTTGCGGCGATGGTCGAGTATATGAAGGCCAATCCAAAAGCGTCAGTCGCGGACGTCATCGCCAATACGGGATGGAAATTCGCGGACTACAAATGGGCGCTGGAGAATAAGTACATCAAAGTCAATACCACCACGTTGGGTGCCTAGCTGGCAGCTATCCGCACCCCGCGCTGGCTGCATAAGGATGCGGAAGTGTCTGGGTGCAAATCCTGGACCCCAACACTCAAAAGGCGAAACGGCGGGAGCAATCCCGCCGTCCGGCCGGGACGGCTCCCGGTCGCTGATGAGCCAGCCATAGGAGAAGGAAATGTCAGAGCTTACCATCACCAACGATGACGAGCGGCGCGATGCGGTTATGCGGGCTGCGAAGGCTTACGATAAGTTGTACGAAGAAATCCACAACAAGGATGCTGAGATAGCGCGTCTCAGCATCGACCTCGAATCAGTACGCGGCCAGATTGTTCAGCTGGAGCTTTGTATCGCGCAAGAGCGGAACCGGACGGAGATGCTTCAGAACGAACGCGATGATGCGATCCTGGAGAAGTCAACGCTTCACGTCATGTTCCATAACCTCAAGGCGCAACTCGACGCCTTCGTGCTTCCGCTGCCGGAGCTTCCCGCCGCCACGCGGAAGAAGACCAACGGGAAGAAAGAGGAGGCGACCAATGACGACACGAAACCTAACTGAGCTGGAAGACCGAATGCTTGAGTCCATCGTCGACAAGTGCGGCATCGACAACGTTCTGCTGGCGCTCTCAGTTATGTGCGGCGATAAGTCAGTCCACGTCGCAGTCGCTTGGCAAGACCCCCACCTTGCGAAGCGGTGGTGTACCGTCGCGGATGATCTATCGGCTATCGTCCCGAAGGCGGCAAACTTATGAAGAGGCGAAACGGCGGAGCGATCCGCCGTCCGGCCGGGTGGCACCCGGTCGCTGATGAGCCAGCCATGAAAGGGATATACCATGAAGCGTCTTATCATCATACTCGACGACAAAGCTGAAATCGACTTCAGCAAAACTCTCGGTGCCACCGTCTCAGGCGCGAAAGACTTCAAGATTGAGACGATGACCAACGGCCATTCGCAGCCGCCGATCAAGCGTCACCGTCCGGGCGGAGGGAAGACCGCGCTGACGGTCGTGATGGGTCACTTCGCTCCGTCCGCGATCTTCGACAACGCGACGGCCGTCAAGTGGCTCAAGGAGGAAGGCTATGCTGCGAACACCATCAACAGCGCAATCTCGGAGCTGGTGAAGGCCGGCAAGCTCAAGCGGCTTGGTAACAGCAAGTGCCAGTTCATCGCGCCGTTGTCGAAGGGACTGTCATAAGGCGAAACGGCGGAGCGATCCGCCGTCCGGTCGTTTGGCTATCGACCGCTGATGAGCCAGCCATAGACAGGAGACTAAAATGAAGCAGGGTCGCACACTCCAACAGCTGCTTGAGGAAATCGTCCGCCAGCAGGAGACCAAGCGAGACTTCATCGCAGATACCCGCAATCTTGAATTCGATGAGCTGCGGTTGAACATGGCCGACAAATCGTTCCCGGTGAACGAAATCGCCCATGAGCAAATCGCGGGCCACGTCAAAATCCCGCGACCGTATTATGACCGGATGCGGCAAGAGGAGCCGGAGCTGTTCGCAACGAACGTCAACACTTGGTTCCGGAAATATCCGGCTGTGCGAATGATCCGGACGCTCGATGATGGTGCGCGTTCGTTCCTCTCGAATTCCTACCGCTCGCTGGACAACAGCGATCTGTTGGAAGCTGCGTTGCCGCCGCTCCTCGACAGAGGCGTGGAGGTTATGAGCTGCGACGTCACCGACCGGAAGCTGTACTTGAAGGTCGTTGATCAGCGGATCAAGCGCGACCTCCCGGTGGGTTGGTCGATGAACAATCGCGGCCACCAACACTTCGATACGGTGTGCCCCGCGCTTGTGCTCTCCAACTCGGAGGTAGGTTGCGGAGCGTTGAGCGTCCAGACGTCAGTATGGACCGGCGGCTGTACCAACCTCATGGTGATCCAGGAGCGGTCGCACCGGAAGGCGCATCTTGGTTCGAAGCTCGATCTGGGCGATGACGTTTACAAGATGCTCTCCGACACGACGAAGAAGCTGACGGACGCGGCGCTGTGGGCGCAGATCAAAGATGTCGTCGGGCTGGCGTTTGACCGCGCGCAATTCGACGTCACCTGCGATAAGCTCGAAGCGGCGGGCAAAGATCTGATCGAAGGTGATCCGGTTAAGACCGTCGAAGTGGCGCAGCGTCACTTCGGCTTCAACGATACGGAGCGCGGTAGCATCCTCCGCCATCTCATCTCCGGCGGTGATCTGTCGCGTTACGGTCTGCTCAACGCTGTGACGCGGACGGCGGAAGACCTCGACAACTATGACCGCGCTTCGGAGTTTGAAGCTCTGGGCGGGAAGGTGCTGGAGCTGCCGCGCGCGGATTGGCGCCGGATGGCCGAAGCTGCGTAACGAAAGACCGGCGGCCGGGAGCAATCCCGGTCGCCTCCTTCGAGCATAGACGATAGCGGTGGCGGCTATCGCGTATGCTCGCAGTGAGCATGCGTCCGTGAATGGGGAAATACCATGGAGAACCTTAGTGCCAAAGAATTAGTTCGTGCGTACAATGAGCTTGCTGAACAGTTAGGTCTTAAACCAGTCAAGAGGTTTACAGATCGCGCGGTTGGCATTAAGCGGATCACAGCTTTGAGGCAACAGCAAAGCGTGTCCCAAAAAGAGGAGGTGCTTGACAACCAGGCTATCATCGTTCCAACAACAACAGAAGAAGAGGATAGTGAAATGAGTACCACGAAGAAGAAGATCATCGATCAGTTCCAGTCGCGAGATAAGACGCTGCGACAAAAAGCAGTCCATTGTCTAGTCGGATCACTCAACCGTCCTGTGCTGAGGAAGGAGCTGAGCAGGACGCTCTACGGCCGAACCGCCGGATATGAAGGGAAACTTCAGATGGTGCTGAAGGGTGTCCAAGTCGACATCGAGAAGCGGAAGGTGCCTGTCAAGTTCGTTTCGGAACGGACGGAAGAAGGTCTTGCGTATTCCCTGAAGACGAAATGATGGAGGTTCTGATCCCGCTCTTTTACTTCATCTGGGTCTTGGCCCTGTGTTGGTGGTTCTTGAGCCGGATCGACTAGACAACTTGGCCGGGAGCGCGAATGCTCCCGGCTCCTTTCCTAACAAATGGAGCCAGCCCATGTACGTTCCTATCAAAGTACCATACGCCCACCAAGAGGAGGCGCTGCGACGCCTTCGCGGTCGCCGCCACTTCGGTCTGCTGATGGCTATGCGGACTGGGAAGACCAAGACGGTGCTTGACGACTTTGGCCGCCTAGAAGACGAGAGCAAGGTGGAAAGCCTCCTCGTCATCGCTCCGGCCGGTGTCTACCACACTTGGGAAAAGGCCATCGAGGATCACGTCAGCGTCGACCTCCGGGAGCGCATGCGCGTTATGTCCTGGGTGTCCGGGCGAACCTCTGAGAGCCAGCTGAAACGTTTCCTCAGCTACGATGGCCCGCGCGTCTTCCTCGTCAACATCGAAGCGTTGTCAGTTGTCAAAGACGCGAAGGCGGCTTGCGTCGCCTTCCTCTCTCAGCGGCCGACAATGCTGGTCATCGACGAAAGCACCGCGATGAAGAACCACCGCGCCAAGCGGACCAAGTTCATCATGGAGGAGCTGAAGCCGCTCGCGGCATATCGTCGCATCCTCTCCGGACTACCCACACCCAAGTCTCCGCTCGATCTGTACACTCAGTTCACATTCTTGGATGAGGGTATCTTCAACTGCCGGAACTATTACGCCTTCCGCGCGCGGTACGCGAAGATGGAACGCCGCTTCATTGGCGGTCGCTACATCGACCTGGTTGTTGGGTATCGCGATGTTGATGAGCTGGCGCGGCTGATAGCTCCTCACAGCTATCGCGTCACGCTGGAAGACTGCTATGACCTCCCGCCGAAAATCTACCAGCGCCGGGAAGTGCCGCTGAGCAAGCAACAGAAGAAGGTCTATGATGACGTCAAGGAATACGCGACCGCTCTACTCGCGAGCGGCGATCACGTTTCCACAAAGCTGGTGATCGACCAAATCCTGAAGCTCCACCAGATCGCCTGCGGTCACGTCACCGATGAGAATGGGGTCATCCACATGATCCCTCACCGGCGGATTGACGCGCTCATCGACTTGTTAAGCGAGCACGAAGGCAAGACGATCATCTGGTGCTCCTACGATGTGGACATCCGGGCGGTCGCAAAGGCTATCGAAGAGATGGAGGCTACCCCAGAGCAGCCGGATAAGCGTGTGCCGGTCGCGCGGTTCTGGGGCGGCAACGTCTCGACTAGGGAGGAGGAAGAAAGCGCATTCGTCAACGATCCTAACGTGCGCTATATGGTGGCTACCGCGAGCGCGGGCGGACGCGGGCGGACGTGGACCTGTGCTGATATGGTCGTCTACTATTCGAACACCTATGACCTCGAACACCGGGCGCAGTCGGAGGAGCGAGCCCAAGGCGTTGATAAGGTACGCAGCGTGCTATACGTCGATATGGTGGCGCCGGGAACGGTCGATGAGAAAATCCTGGCGGCGCTGAAGGCGAAGATCAACATGGCCTCCGCGATAACCGGAGACGATTGGAAGGAGTGGCTGGAATGAGTTCAAAAAGAGAATACATGCAGGCGTACTATCGAGCGCACCCGGAAAAATGGGAAGGCTACTATCCAAGAAACAGGGACCGCATCTTGAAGCGCAACAAGGAGAAATATGCAGCCAACCCAGAAAAAGCAAGAGCAGCCGCAAAAAAATGGAGAGATGCAAATCCAGATAAAATGAAAGCATATCATAGAAAAGTTCAAGAGCTGGTCCGCTGGGCGCGAGCCGCAAAGGAGTTAGGTCTAATCCCAAACATGGAGAAAGAAAATGACGGAGCTTAATCTAGGCGTGCGGGGAGCGAAGCGTGCATCGAGCCTCCCAGGCTACCCGCGCGATTTGCTAAGGCGCGCCATGGAGATGTTTCCAGAAATAAAAGACGCAGAGGTGATGTGGGGGTTACTACACCCGGAACTGAGCACAGACAACTTGAATGCCATCGGCGTCAGCTGGACTGCGAATGAAATGCGCAACTTGACATTTCAAATTCGGCCAAAGAAACTGGAGAGCGCGACGGAAAAAGAGAGCCGCAAAAAGGCGCTCAAGGCGCAAGTCCAAAAAGTCGTGCTGCTCGACCTCGTCATGCCGAACGGAAAGCCGCTGCGCGATTGTAAGGGCAAAGACCTCACGCGCATCGGCGGTTGGGCTGGCAAGCTCGCCAAGATGCTCAAGCCGAATGAGATTGTGGGGAAGGTTCTCAAAGAGAGCACCATCAGAAAAGTATGGAGCGGAAGATGATCGACGAAATCGGTGAGGCGATTAAACGCAAGGATGAGGTCAAGCTCATTCAGCTTTGCGACGACGCGGAAACCCGGCGTGAGGTTTTTCGACGGCTGATTGAGTGGAGGAATAAAGAAGACGAAAGGAGAGACAGAAGGAATGCGCGCCGCAGAGAGATAAGAAAGGAGAAGCGGAAATGACACCGGAGGAAAGAGAGGCGCTGTGGCGTCGATATGAGGAGCTTGGCGAGAAGCTGAATGCCCAAACGTCTTGGGGAGCAGCGACCTCCGTCATGTTGGAGGAGCGCCAAGCAATCCTCCGCAACCTGCGGCTGAATAAGAAGCCGCGCAACGGCAACTACCTCGGAGACTAAGAATGGATCCACTAACATGGACCGTGAAGGCGACGGTTGAACGTATCGTTGACGGTGATACGTTCGTTGCGAAGCTCGATCTGGGATGGGGTATCTATCACAGCGAGATTAAAGGATGCCCCTGCCGCATTCGCATCCTCAACTACAATACGCCGGAGCGGACCAGCCCGGACTATCAACGAGCAATCGCGGCTATCGCGGCTATCATCCCGGTTGGGACGATGGTGTGGGTGGTCTCGCATCGTCTCGATAGTTTCGGACGCGCGTTGTGCGATGTGATCCTGAAGGATGGCACCAACCTGTTGACTAGGTTGCCGGCCGAATGGGTTGTTGCTGCCTAGCGATACAAACCAGCGCCGCTTTCATCTGGGCTTCCGTCAGCCCGATGATGGCGGCGCGTCTCCGGAATTCCTCCGGACCAAGCTGGTTGTAGAGCGTAGTGACTTGCTGACAGGAGAGCGTCAGCTGGGCGAGGAGAGTTAGCGTTATCATTTACCAAGACCTGGAAGGAAGCGGATGAGGAAATCAGCCAAGGCTCCGCCCAACCCGGCGACAATTAGGATGGCCCACTTCGCGCCTTTCGCTTGCGTCATGATATTGTGAAGCTCATCGACCTTTGTCTTCAATTCTTTTAGCGTCTCATCAATGTGACGCTCACGAAGCTCCAACCGCAATTCGAGCTTCGCCAGCCGCTCGCTCTCCGTCTCTGACCGGCTCATCTCCCAATCATCCTCTTGACGCGCTCCGTGAAGTTGCCGGCTCCCGAACCGCTCCTCAAAAGAATTGGCGCCGCACCACACAGCGCGCCAACGAGCAGGTATGCCCATTCGGTGGTAGAACCGGAAGACGGATAACGGGTGCCCGCGTCCGCGATGAAGTGGAGGTAGAACGGAATTCCAAACTGATGCCAGACCAAGACGAACAGCTGGGAGTAGAGCACCGTCATATACGCGCGCGTCAGTCCCGGCGACACCCGCATCGTTTGCTGAAGGCTCTCGAAGGTCTTGGTCACCGCGTCGTCTCCGGATCGCTCAACCTCGGACGCGGACGCGATCAGCGCCTGCTCGACCTTCGCCTGAAGCTCTGCTTTGCTAATCTCTTTGTTCTGGTACGCGATGAAGGCGTCACCAACCTTATTGATGAGTGGACCGGCTAGGCCGGTGGCGATGGAAGAGATGATGCCTGCTATCATCGGATCAGCGTCCTATAGCGCGCGAGGAGGAAGATGAAAGCCAGCAGCATCGTATACCATCCGCTTGGTAACCACGATTTGAATTCTGCTGCCAGCTCCGGCTGACTGGTCACCACATCGACAATCAGCGGCGCCAACTCGACGATGAAGCCGAAGATGGCGATCAGGTATCCGACCGCGATTGTGA